CATTCCCACCTCTTTTACAAGAGCGGTCTTAAACATCAAATCACCAACGTCTAACACCCCGTTTAGAGCATCGGTTGTGCCCATATATTTAACTAGAGGAACCTTCTCACTTACTCCTTTATCTACAAAGTGAACTATTCGGCCAGAATAGGTAACAGCAACGTCTTTTTGCCGGTGTACACGCTCGTGGTCTTCTAAGAAGGTCGGCTCCCACCAATTATCGTCATCCAGAAAGCAAATAAGCCGTCCTGTTGCTCTTTTTACACCAATATTTCTAACATGAGTATAATATTCTTGTTTCCCCTCGTTTACATAATGAATGCGTGGGTCTACCAAATACTTTTTTACTACTTTTCGAGTCTTGTCAGTCGAGCCATCATCTATTATTAGATACTCAAAGTCTTTATATGTTTGTTGCAAAACAGATTCTATTGCCTTACTTATTAAGTAGCTCCGGTTATATGTACTGGTTATAATTGTTATCATTCTAGTTGACTAGCTTAGCGTCTTCTTTCTTGTAATAACCTATTAAATCGTTTTCAGACACCACAATAAAGTGAGTGTCTTTAGGCAAACTGTCGTCCTCGATCTTGTGACCAACCGTGTTTTTATAGAACACAAAGTCTTCCTTTTGCACATATTCACAATCAGGGCCAACTCCAGCAACAACCCCAGCTGAGGCGATGTTTAGCTCAGTATATTCAGTTGGCATAGCAATACCCCTGATTTGAGAAGTTTTGGGCACCTTAACAAGAACCAGATTTTTTATCATTCTTGGTAGTCTCATTTAGTATCATCTCCCAACCATTGTCCCGCTCCTAATTCAATAAGCACTTTCTTGATAGTTTCTTTATCATGACGTTCGGTAATATTAATTAAGAGCTCTCCATTAGGAACCCTTAGACTGTTATCAACTATATACTGCCTGTATCTTGCCCGTGTCTCTTCCCAGAGTTGCCAAAGCTCGTCAGGATTAAGCTGTGGCTGATTAAGTAGCTTGATTGAAACGGCTGTCTGATACAGTCTGCCAATCTCGTCAGGAATCAGCATCAAAGAACGAACTGTGTATAGATGATGAAACTCACCTCGTTTAATAAGTTGGGCGTCCCCCAAGGCAATTATTCCTTTGACTATCTGTTCGGCCACTTTCCTATAATCTGGATCTTCTTTCATCATTTCATACTTACCCAAGATCATTGACACAGAACGTCTATTGATTGAGTTTACGGCATCGGCATACGGGATTTCGTATGCTTGCCAGTCGGGTAATCCAAGTGGCTTGCCGTTTATTAGTTTAGAACCGTATTTTATTTCGTACCATTGTTGAGTGCATGATATATCACTAGGATTAGTTATGTACTGTTGGTGAACCTCTAGTAACGTCGTTAATTGTAATTTTTCGAGTTTTGCCTTTAATTCCGGCTCAAAGCTGTTGATTAAGAGGTCATAATCGTTTCTTGGTTTCCCGTCAATAAACGCCCCCTCGCCACGGCCGTAACTACCAAAAAGCACCGCTGTTACATTAGTTCCTTTTAATACTTCCCTTACCCTATCCATGTCCTTACTAATTACCAAGTTACCTTCGGGTAAAACTGTATAGCTCATTTTGTATCAGTTAATTTATAATCCACCATTCTTAGTATTGATTTGCCACTGTTTTGTTTTGGATAGCGGGCCAATCCAACTAAATCACACACTGTTGGCGCCCAATCAATCAGCTCTGCTTTCTCAACTACTCCTTTATGCTCTCCATCAACAATTAAACCCCCGCCGTACATTTCCTCAACCATATCCTGACCATCAAGACACCAGCCGTGCATCGCTCTAATTTCTTCATTTTGAGCGTGAAAATGACAAGGTGAGATTAAATAATAGGGTTTAACTAACCAAATATAGCTTGCCTGTCTTGGTGTAGGGCTATTTATGAACTTTCCATATTGTTTTAGTATCGGACTATGTCTTAATACCTTATCAACTGCATCATTCCAGCTCCAAAACTGAATTGCAGCGCTTGATTTTAAGTACAAGTAGTCATAACCGAGTCTGAATCGGTGTAAAATGTCCTCAATTGGGACGTCAATCTTGTATTTAACAGTTGCCATACCGTGGTCACCACCAACAAAGAGCTTGGGATGATCAAATTCCTTCTTAAATGCCTCCCACAACCACTCTACCGTGCCATCTGCCCATCTTAGAATGCCTCTGAACGCCTCGCTTTCGCATCCTAAGAGGTGTGCATACTGATCAACCTCTGATAATTGTAAATAGTAAAGATTATGATGTTTCTTGAACCCGTCCAGAATAAATAAAGGGCGTGAACCGTGCGTGGTTCTACCCTTAAACGACCTGACACCAAGTGCAAAACAAGCCTCAAACTGCCACGTTTTCCCCTCTTTTCTCATTACGTCCCAATAACTTTCAACCCCAAAACTACCGGGTTGGGTATCAACTGTCTGATCCTCGGTCATAGTCAACCGAGAGCGGATTTCATAAGGGACATTAAAAAGAGGCTCGTAATAAGCCCGTTTATACGGCTTCTGTGACGGCATGAGAGCCATCGCAAAGTAATTGTCAGATACTTCCGGTAATGCGCCACACATTGAGCAAGTGCGCTCACAATAACCACCATTGTTGAATATCCTCTTAATCCAAATTCCCTCGTCTTTCAACTTCCATAGAAAGGGCGTATCTTTAGGGTTCAAGTACTCTGCCCGAAATGCGTCTAAGAGTACAACTAAGGTCGAACTTGTCTTACGATTTTCTCCCATATTTTGTAGTTCTTTTGCACCGTGTAATTATTAATAACGTCTTTATAAGCATTATCAGCAATCTTCTTTCTTAATGGTTTGTTCTCGATGAGCCAGCTCAATTTTTCAAACCACTCTTCCTCGTCTTGAGCCAAAAATCCGGTTTCATTCTCTTTGACTACCGGCCAGTAGGGTTGCCAAAATGAATAAACTCCCGGAATTCGTCTTAGAGCATATTCAAAATATTTAATTCCGCTTTTACCTCGATTAAAAGAAGAGTGCACAAGTGGAGCCACTCCAATATCAAAAGGTAGCTTGCCCCAAATATCTATCCATTTGTAGAAGTCGGAACTCCCCTCAATTGAAATAATCCGATTTTTTGGTAAGTGTTTTGTCGGAAGGTCTAGCGTTCCACCACAAAGAGCAAGATAAACATTCGGGTATCGCTTCATCAAGCGTCTAATGGCCCAGATAAAGCCCGTTCGAAATACATCCGAATGATGCGTACTTGACCCCTGATAGCCTATTATTATCTTGTTCCCATTATTCGGTACTAATCGAGAATCATATTTATACAGGCTTGTGTCAATTCTGTTTGGAGCGACATAAACAGGTTTTTGTCTTATGGTTCCAATCTTATTTGCTAGAAACTCCGTTGAAGTTGTTACATTATCGGCGTCTTTGAGAATAGTCATAACTGTGTTGTAAATCTGTGTCCCGGGAGCAATGGTAAGATAAGACGGATTCATCTCGTCAACCTCAAACACATTGTCGTCCATATCCATAATATGCGTTGTACCGTATTTAGCCTGAAGTGCCTTAATCCAAGCATAGAACTTTTTAGAGTAGATATATGAGGTGTAGATTATGTCATAGTTCTCGCCAATTTTGTCCCATTCCAACTCTTCCTTGGCTATATCACCCGCTGACAATTTTTTGACAAAGTCAACCTGAATATCTGTTCTCTTTGTAAGTTGTGACAGGGGATTAACAATCCTCCACCAGTCAACTGACGACTGAGTAAACTTGCCGTCTTTCTTCCTATACCAAGTATTAACTGCTAGTATCTTCATTTTGAGTGGGTTAATTGTTTAATCATGTTTTCAATTCTTTCGACCTCGCTCAGATCGTGACGCTTGTGAGCATCAATAAGAGCATATCTTAGACGCTCCAACTGTTCATTATTAGTTTGGGAATAAATTTCATTCAACTTATTGGTTACTTTTCGGGTATTGCCGAGCTTGCTTCTAAACTCCTCGTAATAATTGAGGTCGTGCTCTCGGGTAGATTTACTAGATTTAACAATATATATCATTATTTTTCTTCCGGGCGGGTGAGTTTCCCCACCCGCCCATAACTCATCACTCTTATGACTGGTCAGTAGCACCAGATTTAATCTCGATAATCCAAGTGGACACGAGTTTAACCGGCGCAAAAGTCATCGCCCATCCGACAGTGTGGTATCTGTTCAGAGGGTTGCTGGTATCTCCATCGTTCGGTGTCTTGACATAGATTTTCTTTTCATCACCATCTAAATCAGTCACACCAAGAGCGTTTTTACCATGAATAAAAGAGTGGATAATGTCAGCACTTGAAGTGCCTCCATTAGCTGTCTCTTTCCAGTTGGTCGTTTCTAAGAAACGAACGCCGTGAAGACGACCCAACTCACCCTTGTACAGGTTGTCACCATCTTTGTAGGTGTGAGCATTTACCCAAACAGAGTCGCCCATAAGGTCATAAGAAGCGTAAGGTGAGGTCTTTCCTAAGAAATAACCATCACTATATCTCATTGCTTTGTTGGCTTTGAGAGTTCTCACTGCTTTTCTGACTTCGGCGGCTGACAGGGTATCGGTGGTTCCAACATCAGTCAAAGCAGCTGAACTAGCTGCTAACTGAGCGGTTGCACCGACTAATGCTTTTTCCCGAACCATTTGGTCACGAGACTCACCTGCATTTTGTGCATGAACTTCAACTGCACCCTTCATTTTTCGATCAACGGCGGTCAAAGACAATAGTTTAGAGACTTTGGAATAAGATCCAAATTCCGAAACCGTGACTGAGACGTTAGTTGCCGAAAGGTTTACACAAGTTGGATTAGAAGCTTCCGTAAGGGCAGCTGTGATAATCGCAAGCGGCGTATAACGCTGAAAGTATGCAATCTTACCTGAACCTTGAGGAAGGGGCCGTTTTTGAGCTCCTTCTTCGTGAATAAGCCAGTGCTTAGCAGTTTCTATGAATAATTTATCATAGTATTTCTGCATCAACTGACTTAATGCTGTAGTTGTACTAGCCATATATTTTCATCTCCAATTATCGGGCCTAATTTATAATTACCCGACTATTCCTACCTTTTCCTCAATTTCTTTTAGCGATAGATTTTTGTCATTGTTTATCCCTTGAGAGGTAGCAGGTGTCGGTCTATTAGCCTGCTCAGAAACATACCTTGCGGCAGTTTCTGTTGCATCTGCCTGAGCTTTGTCTACACTTTTAAGGTAAGGTTTCATCAGTTTGTCTACATACGTCTTTACAGAGGTATGCGGATTAGCCTTGACTATTTCCTTTACCGCTTCAGTTACTACGTCAGACAGATCGGGGTCAAACTGCTCACTCTTCGGGTCAAGTGCCTTATACTTAGTCATTGAGTCTTGCGCTTCTTGGTTAATCCTATTCAGATTTTCCTGTTGCGCCATTCTTATTCTGACTATGTTGTCGGCCCTGCTAATGGCGGATTGCTCGCCCATTTGTCTTTCCCGTTGGAGTCTTTGATTAATCTCATCAACGGAGTACTCCTGCCCAGCCTGTATCTGCGGTTCTGCCTGATATTGTTGTTGAGGTAAACCCCCTAAGTTTTCAGGACTGAACTTATACCGATCAGTTGCTTGGCGAAGCTGTCCAGACAAATTGTTCGCTTCCTCCCTAGCTTTGTTTCTTTCCCGCACGAGTTTACGAATTCGCCCTTCTGCAGAGCGACTTTTAACCCCTTCACTTTCCGTTGTTTCGCTTTCGGCTTCACTCGAGCTAGCCTGCTCTCGTTCGACCTCTTGCTCTTCAACTTCCGGTGCTATGTTTGTTTCCTCTGCTGGCGTTGCAGCGGGGCTGTTATCAGCTACAGCCTCTTGGTTTAACGCCCTGTCTTCTATTTCGTCCATATTTGGCGATAAATTTTTAAACGTCCACTAAGTAGGACGACACTTGACTTCATCTAGTGGCTGGCTAGTTTCTGTCAATAGCGCTTCTTGAGAAGCGGTTGATCCTTGTCGTTATATCCCCTAAACTCCTTGTTAATTCCGATATAGACTGCATGAGTCAATTCACAACTTTTGCAGACCAAGTAACTTCCCTGTTGTCTCCAATCATGATGACCGGATGGGATGAACCTATAGCTTGGTTTGTTGAAATCAAGTACTTCATATTCCCCCCAGTCTTTATCCTTCTCCTTGTTTAACAATTTCTCGGCTTCCATCAATTCGGAAAACAAAGCTCTCGAGCTTGTCTTTAGTTTCTTTGGCAATCATTGTCAAGATGCCAATATCCCTAAAGTCGGCTCCCTTCTCTATTGCCTTGTTGACTATCTCGTCTAATTCGCTTGTCAAAGAGCTAATAATTCTCTTTGCTATTTCCCAACCTCTTGTCTGACTCATCTCGTAAAGTGCGGCATCTTCCGGGTCTAAGCCCTTAGACTTCGCTCTTTCATCCTCTACGTCAGCCCTTGCTTGTCTGATCGTATTTATAAAATCCGGTCTAGTAGCTGAGTCCTCCATTTTGGGGAGGGGCTTGCTCGACTTGTGCTTGTTGTGCTTGACCATTCATAGCGTTTTGAACTGGTATTTGTCCTGTCTGCATTTGTTGTAGTATCTGTTGAAACCGCATTGAGTCTTGATTTAATACTTGGTCAGACTGTCCCCCTTCGCCTACTTCTTCAATAATCTTGTCCCAGTCTTGAATTCCTGAGTTAGACATAATTCGGGCAATGAATTCGCCATAATTAACTTTCTTTCCCTCTTTTAACAACATCTGCTCGAACTTTGGTATAACCTCAATTAGTTGAACAAGCGCTTGCATTTGTTTTTGCTGATCAACCGCATAGGTCGAGCCGGAAATGAGTTCGTAATCAAAGGTTGTGCTGTTTCTGGCGTCTTTCTTGACAATCAATTGACCACTGTTTTCGTCGTACATCTTCCCTATTTCTGGATATTTGGCCGAAATAGACTTGATTTCATCCTCAAAAAGCCGGATTTTAATAGCTCCTGATTGTTTCTTACAGATTAGGTCAACAAACTTGCGCATTGTCTGCTCAAGTGTCTTTTCCATATAATATCTGTCCCAGTTATCTCTTGAAGATTCACGATTGGCCTGCATCCTTAATGCTTCAGGAGTCTTGCCAAACCCCGGATCAACACTTGCGGCAATTGCAGTTGATGATGTTCCAAACATGTTCAAAAGTGAAGCGTCTAGCGACTGTTTGGTGTTGTTGAATGATTGAATACCTTGTGGTGTCAGATTTAGCACTTGAGCCGAACCCATTTTAGTCATTAGCCACTTAGCCGCCGGACTCCATTTAATCGTTGAGGGAATAATGCCGTTTTTGTCAAGCATTACGGGCGGGAAGATGGATATTTTGATGGCATCTAAATACAGATTCCAAAGGGAATTGGTTGCATATTGCATTGACTTGCCACGCTCAAAGTCACCCATACCCATAAAGTCGTCAATTAATGGAATTGAATACTTGTTGACTATTGGAATTTCGTTAGTTTTGTGGGGATTTTCGATATCTCGTATTTCCTGATCTGCTGCCGGAACATAATCCACCCATCTGTCTTGCTCAAACATGGTGTAGAGCTCAAAATAACCGTCACCTTTGGAGGATTGTGCATCTGGATATTCGCTTGCCTCACGTTGTGACTGGTCTTCTGAATCCTTGCGATCTTTATCCCCGGATTTCTTTTCTAAAAGAGCAATAACAGTATCAATATTCTTATAATTCGGTTTATCTTTGAGCGCTTTAAAGTACTCTATTGATCGCCATGTACGAACAGTAAAATAATCTGAATCGTCAATACTGACAGCTCCAACTTGCGGGAAGACATCACGGATGGGTATCAGCCACATATCCGGGCCAATATAACCGTTCTTCTTCACATCCCAATCAATCATGGCAAAGAAATTGCCATAAATGTTAGAGTACAAATCCATCATTCTTAACTTGGTAAGAAAATCAAACTGAGCATTAGCGTTTCTAACTACATATTTTTCAAGGATTAGATTCATTAGAAGCGACCCGCCTTCGTCATTTCGGGAAATTGCCCTAACCTTACCCGTAGGTAACTGGCTCATTACCCGAGCTGAACGTTCAATTACAAAGGTGGAGAGTTTAGGATCAAAAACTTTGGATTTGGCCGTGTTAGACAGTTCGTCGTTCAGCGTGCCTTGAAAGATTTTCTCGTATTCGTCCCAAAGAACCCGCTTATCGGCAAGATAATCATTAGATGCCTCTATTCTGTCTTTAATTTTATTTGTTAGTTCACTCATTTTTGACAAAAAAAAGGCCCCGAGGTACAACCGAGCTTTTAACTCAACTGTACTTCGGGGCCAACGACATTATAGTCGCACACCCAAACTTAATACATCATACTATATCACCTATTGGCTGTCAAATCCTTTTTCAAGTTATACTTCTTTCTCTTCATCCTATCAACCCGCAAGGTATTGATGAGGGGGTTCCCATTCTCTACTCTAATACTAAAAGTAATCGTTCCATACCCTATTTTGTTGACAGCCTCATTTTCAATGATCGCATGAAAAATCCTTTTGTTTTCTATTTCAATATCCATCATGTTCTAAAACAACATAATCTATAATATTGCCATCATTGACACGTAAGGTGAAAATAAATACTCCGGCTTTTACTTTTCCAATGTCCCTCTCGATGTCAGAGTGCACATCACGATTGTGCGCCCTAATGACAATGGCATAAGGTGTTCTATTTGGTTGTGTGTTTTTGTTCATAGGCCATAAGAGCCGGAATGTTCATAAAATGTTTACCCTCTAATACTTGATTGTCTGTTGTTCCAATAACCGTTGTTCTTTCAAACTCTTTTCTGTTTAAGAGCATTCCAACCGTATGTTCAGGGTTCCGTATGATCTCTTTACCTTTTTTAAGATATTGAGGGATATTGTTTCTTGGATCATCTGACGAGTGCAATATTTCTCGGCCTTCCTTAACTTCTATATAACCTGGGTAAACGGTTTTGCCGTCATCAAGAATGATCTTGGTCTTGTCACAGACCACAAAATTGTCTTTATTGATCATGTTAATTAATAATTAATAATTGCCTTGTTCATCAAACAGGTGCTCATTTGGTAAATCCGATATCACCTTTTGGGTTTCAACCTCTGTCATCGGTTTTTCACAAATCTGATACATTTGCCAAACGATTGCTAGAGCCATAATGAGATCGTCATGGGCGTTTTTTTCAGCTTGTGCTTTCCATGAGCTTGATGTTTGCATCACAACGAAAGAAAACATTTCATTGATTGTTAGTTTGTCGTATATAGTTAAGGTTTTTTTATCTATGGCATTTTTGAGGTCTTGGAGCATTTTAGGTCTAGTCGCTGTATTTGTGTCCCACCCTAAACGTACTGGATCGGGGGCACTATCCCTGCCAAAATTAGGCATCTTAAAGATTTCGTATTTACCACGAAGATTAATACCAGCTAACCGATCAACAAGAAAAGCCCCACCATTCTGCCGCTCAATAGCCACGATTGGTTTGATGTTGGTTGTGTCGTATATCTTTTCAAGTACTTCGGCTAGCTTAGGAATAAAGTCAGAAGTCGTTACTTTTGAATGAAATACTAAAGGAACATCAATTTTAGTCTTTGAGAGGAACTGTGCAGCAGTATAGTCCAACCCTCCACTTGCAGTATCTACGGCACATAACACGAACTCACCCTTAGTTATGGCTCGATATTGCAAGTGGAG